CTTAACATAAAGAAAAGATTATCCGATTATTTGGGTAAATAAAAAAAATTATGGAACAAGGAGAAAAATATTTTGTAGCAAAGATTACATCAGATTTGTTAGATTCGGAATCTGGAAGAGTAAAAAAACAAAAAGAAGAAAAATTAGTTTTGGGTTACACGCCGACGGATGTTGAAGCTAAAGTAACTAAAATCTATGAAAATTACACAATGGATTGGAGAATTACGTCAATCACAGAAAGTAAAATTGATGAAGTTATAGAATAAAACCCAAAATAATAAAGATTAAAAAAGGGAATGACAATAGTTGTTCCCTTTTTTTATTGTCAAAAATCAAACTTTTTCAAAAATCAATGTATTTATTTGAATAAAGTCAAAAAAAAAATGGCAAAAAATCAAAGAGAAATCGAAGACGCGTTATTCCAGATTAAGAATTTGGAAGAGTCTTTACAAAGAAATGCACAAGGAATACTTTCTTCAACAATGAAGGATGAAATCAAATCATTAGTAAAAGAATCTCTGACAGAACAAGATGAGGTTGAGGATGACGAAGTTGACGTGGACGTTGAGGACACAGATACTGATAATGAAGAAGAAGAAACTGATGACGAAGTATATGCTACAGATGATGTAGATGATGAAGAAATGATGGGTCAACCAGTTATGCCTTCTGATGATGACACAGTAGATATGACCGGAGCTTCTGATGCTGAAGTTTTAAGAGTATTTAGAGCAATGGGTGATAACGATGGTGTTATTGTAAAAAGAGACGATAATATGATACATTTATCAGATAACGAAAACGATACAGAATATATTATCCAACTTTCTGAATCGATGATGGATGATAGTGAATTGAAAGAATTTGGAAAATCTGAATTTGATATGTATTCACATCATTCTGATGGTGAAGATGAAGATGAAGATGAATTTGAAGATGACGATGATTTCAGCTTTATGTCATATGATGAAGAAGATGATGACGACTATATGCCTATGAACAAATTGGATATGGGTATTAGAAAAAAAGGAATGCTTAATCAAGATCCTATGGGTGGAAGATTTAAATCTAATGATTTTGATTTCGAAGAAGAAGATGATTTTGATTTCGAAGAAGAAGATGATTTTGATTATTCAGAATTTGGGGAAGATAAAGAAACAATCACTATGGATAATGGTCAAGAATCTTCTAGAGAACGAACTGAAAACATCTATGAATTAGAATTGGATGATGATATGATGGATTTTGAAGATTCTGAAACCCCAATTGAATTTATGGAAGACGATTTTGAAGATATTCGTAACCATAGAATGATGGAGTCAAAAGGATTCAAAGCAAAAGGTGTTGGAATGGGTAATGCTTCTAAGTATAAAATGAGTAAAAAACCAAATATGGATGGTGGCTTTAAAACTGTTAAGAAAAATGCCAACAAAACTATGGGTACTGGTAAAGCAAAATTTGAATACAAAGAAGGTGAAAACTTAAATGGTGAATTCAAGGTAAAACCAACTTCTAGAAAATCAGAATTTAAAGAAGCTTCAAGAACTTTAGGTAATGGTAAGTCTTGGGGTGAAGGTGGTGTAAATAAAAGAAGAACAGCACCAGCTAACCTAAGAAAAGAAAGTACAGAAGAACTTGAATTGTTAAGAACTAAGAATGACGAATACAGAAAAGCACTTGATTTATTTAGAACTAAATTAAATGAAGTTGCGGTATTTAATTCTAACCTTGCATACGCTACAAGACTATTTACTGAGCATTCAACAACTAAACAAGAAAAGATAAATATTCTTAGAAGATTTGACAATGTTGAAACTTTAAAAGAATCTAAAAATCTTTACAGAACATTAAAGTCTGAATTAGGAAATGTAAAAACAAGTGAAAATACGATTACAGAATCGGTACAGAGAAGAGTTGAAATTACTCCATCTACTGGATCTGCAGTAAATTTGATTGAATCAAAAACGTATGAAAATCCACAATTTTTACGAATGAAAGACTTAATGACGAAAATAAAATAAACATTTTAAAAAAACAGTATATTTATAATATACATAAATAAAAAAATAAAACAAAAAAAACAAATAAAAATGGGAGCATTATTAGAATCAGGTCTTGTTGGTAACATAGGTCTAAAACACCTAAAAGTTATCAAAGAAGATACAATTAACAAATGGGATAGATTAGGATTCCTAGAAGGTCTTAGAGGACATTTAAAAGAGAACGTTGCGCAGTTGTATGAAAACCAAGCGTCTCACCTAATTAACGAAGCAACTTCTGAAGGTTCAAACGGAGCTTTCGAAACTGTTGTTTTTCCTATCGTTAGAAGAGTTTTTTCTAAATTATTAGCTAACGATATCGTATCTGTACAAGCTATGAACTTACCAATTGGTAAATTGTTCTACTTTGTACCTAAAATCCAAGGATATTCTACTGATGTTGCAGCAGGTGACGCAGCTCATTATCCACCAGTTGGTTCTCCAGAAGCTGTTAATTTAACACAAAATAGTCCAGGACAAGGTTATGATACTGGGTATCCTTATGCAAAAAATCTTTATGATTTATTCTATGAAGGTGCAGAACCAGGATTAGATCCTGCCGGTTTATTTGACTACTCAAAAGGTCGTTGGTCAGCAATTACAGCTCCAGCCACAGTTGTTGTTTGGTCAAATGGTAATTTAGCTGATGCAATAGGAACAACAGTTAATGCTTATACTGGTAACACAAGAAAAGTTCTTATCAAACTTTGTGGATGGACTAACGTACTAGGTGCTGGTAAATTAATTGGTCCTGATGGTAATGAAATCGATTCTGAAACTTTCCTTTCTGATTTGAAAATCTTACCTAATACAGGTCTTGCGTTTGCGGCTTCTAACGTATGTCCATTACCTACTGCATCTACACCACTTTTATTTAGAGTTGTTACTCAAAAATATGGTAAAGGAATCGTTCAATACGGTAGTCAACAAGGAACAACTTTCCCAACAACTGGAAATGGTGGATCTTTCTACGATATCTGTGATGCGGATGGTTGTATCTTCTTAGAAGTTGACCTTTCTTGCCCTGCTTGTGCATCTTGTGGTTCTGATTCACTTGACGGATACACAGGTTCTTCTATTTCTGCAATTACTTCTGGAACATCATTTACTGCTGTATGGAGAAGATATGAAGAATTAGAATTCGAAGAAAAAATCGGAGAAGTTTCTTTTGATTTGGAATCTGTAACAGTTTCTGTAACTGAAAGAAAATTAAGAGCACAATGGTCTCCAGAGCTTGCTCAAGACGTTGCTGCGTTCCACAACATCGATGCTGAAGCTGAACTTACAGCATTACTTTCTGAGCAAGTTGCTGCTGAAATCGATAGAGAAATCATGAGAGATTTGAGAAAAGGTGCTGCTTGGAACTTAAGATGGGATTACAACGGATGGAGAAGATTGTCTTTAACAACTTCTTATACTCAAAAAGATTGGAACCAAACTTTGATTACTGCAATCAACCAATTGTCTGCACAAATTCACAAATCAACTTTGAGAGGTGGTGCTAACTGGATTGTTGTATCTTCTGAAGTTTCTGCAATCTTTGATGACTTAGAATACTTCCACGTATCTAACGCGTCTCCTGAGCAAGACCAATACAACATGGGTATTGAAAGAGTTGGTACTTTAGCTGGTCGTTACCAAGTGTATAGAGACCCTTACTTCCCACCAAACACAATCTTGTTGGGTCATAAAGGTACTTCTTTATTAGACACTGGATACATCTACGCTCCGTATGTACCTCTTCAATTAACACCTACAATGTATAACCCATTCAACTTTACGCCTATCAAAGGTATTATGACCAGATATGCGAAAAAAATGGTAAATAACCGCTTCTATGCCCGTGTTACCGTTGATGGAGTTCGTACATTTGATTTAAGAGAATTGAGATAATCAAAATCTTAACTAAATAAGAAAAAGGAGACAATAAATTGTCTCCTTTTTTATTTTTATTATGGGAACTATAGATTTTTAGATAGAATAGTTCATATTTATTAATATGAAGAAATATGTACCAACACAAGAAATTATTGATGTAATACTTAAAATGTATAATGATGAATTATTAGGTTCTAAATCAATTTCAAAAGAATTAAATATAAACCAACAAATCATTTTAAGAATTTTGAAAGAAAGTGGTATTCAAGTTGGTCCTTCTGGAAGAAGATTTATAGGTGGTAAAAAAATTGCAGATAAAAAATATAGACAAAAAAATAAAGAAAAATTAGATTTAAATTCTAAAAATTGGTATGAACAAAACAAAGAACATAGAAAACAATATTTAAAAGAATACCGCGAAAAAAACATAGACAAAATTCGTGAAAATAAAAGAAACTACGAAAGAACCCGTAAAGCAAATGACCCAATTTATAAATTAATTAATAATTTTAGAACGGCAATCTATCAAGTATTAAAAGAAAACCAAGTTCAAAAAAACGGACATTATTTTGATATATTAAAATATTCACCAG